ATATACTCTGCTAACCTTACTCCGTCCACTATTTTTTAATCTAGCCGCCCCCTGGTCCTCGAAACCAAGGCCTGTCAGACGGCCCCAAACCTGTTCCCATGTTTCTAACAGCGTAGTCTCCTGGTCCTCCTGGGTCAAAAACACCACCGGAAGGATCAATTGTCTCATCAGCATCAGCAGTTCCTGAGATAGATGAGCTTGAGTAAACATTACAGCCATAGAGCATACCAATATTTCCATTTTGGATTGGTCTGCTTGAGCCATATTTACTTGCGTCTACAAAATCGTCAATTCCCAATAGAGAAGCATAACTAGCAGGGTTAACTGTTAGAAATACATTTCCATCAAAAGGAACATCAGAAGCCATTAAGGAAGCAATACCAGTTCTAACTAGAGCAGAGGTAAAAGTATCATCTGCACCTAAGTCTGAAATTGAACCAGTGTCACCTTCAATGACACTTTCTATGTAGTCATCTACAGCTTTTGCCAAAGCATATCCAAACTGATTTGTTTCCATTTGAAACATGGAAGGTTGTGTCCAAACCTGAGAACTTGTCTCAATTTGTTTAGCCACATATTTGTGTTGGTCAACCGTTAAAGTGATTGAGCCATGAGTGTCAGCACTGTATGTTACGTCTGAGCCTGCGCTTTTAGAACCAGCAGAAGGTGTAGTTGCTTTAGGTATTGTTAAAACCTGTCCACCACCACCCTTTACCAATGAAGAAAATGAAGTGTCAACTGTGTTTTCCCACACCATTTGTCTTTCCATTGAAGCTAGGACTGCATCAGACAGCATTGCCTTTTTATTGACAGCACTGGTGGTAATTGTTACATTAGCCATTATTTATTTGTCCTATTCTGCAGATTGTTATTTCTGATACTTCGCCATAATCTGTTCCCATTTACTAGTGAAACCACCTTTTGCATCAGGTTCCAAAAATGGATTATCTGCTAAGTTTGGCATACCACTAGCAGGAATAGAGGCATCAGTTTTAACGACCTGCTGTTGGGGTTGTTTGTTTAAATCATTCACATAAGATTCAAGCTCAATTAAATCTAACTTGCTTGCAATCTTTTGCTGAGATTCACTTAATTCAACAGCTTTCATAAGCTGTTCTCTTTTTTGATTCTCATAGGATTCCCATTGCTTTGCTTTCTGTTCTAGCTTATCCATTTCCGTTTTAGATTCGTCAAGTAGAGCTTTATACTCTCCCTGCTTTTCCAATTCAGCTTTGCGCTTGGATTCAGCTTTAGCCTTAAAGGCTTCTAGTTCTGCTTCAGCTTGTTTGCGTTTTGCATTTACTTCAGAAAATCTAGCATAAGGGATTGAATCACTTACACTTTTAACACCCTGTGAGGTGGTTTCTTCTGCAGTTTCTTTTACACTGTCTTCTGCAACAGTGGCTTCATTTTTTACATCTTCTGACATTGATGACTCCTGTTTATTTTTTCCCAAGATTAATTTCAATATCGTCTGCTTCATACAGACGAATTTTCCTTTGTAACTCACCTTCCATTTGGTTAGCTAGAAAAGCAAAGTTCTTATTAGATAAACCGTAAAGGTCATACCCTCTATTTGCATTGCCTAAAACTATCTCACCATTAGAGTAGGTTATATCAAAGCCTTTGTTGGTGACTACACTTTGCATCCTATTCAAAGTGTCACCTGATAATCTCATATTAACAAAACTTGTTTGTGTGTCAGCACTCACACCTTTTCTTTTTCCACTTAAAGCCTTCCCTGCTTTTTTTCTCATCTTATATTCTGCTGATTTATAGTTCAATTTTTTCTTATTGTTTTGGAATACTCCCCTGTCTGCATCAAATATTATTCTATCCTTCATGATTGCACCAAGCTCACCCATAAATCTTCTTGAGAACATTGCTACATCCTGTGCCTTCATATCTTAGCCCTTGTTCCTACTGCCCTAAAAGAATGTCTGCAGTTATGCCCACCAGCTTTCACTTGGTCAAATTCTGCTTTTTCATATTTCAGGCTGTATGATTTTTTCTTATTATTCCATACTGGCAATGGGATTTTTCCCTGCGCCATTTTCTTACTTAAATCTTTTATTTCCTTAGCTGTAAACCCTTTTTTGTTTTGTTGGTTATCTATGAAGTATCTACAAGCTGGTCTATTCTTTTTGTCCTTACTTCCTACATATCTAAATAACTGATTGGGACTCTGTTTAAACACATTCATTGTTGCAGTTCTACCAAACTGTGCATAGGAATCTCTAGCAATCATTCTAGACCTTTGACCTATTAAGGTTGGGTTGCCATCTGCATCTACCCACTCAGCACTAAGTCTGTCAGCTACAACACCTGCTGGCTCCCCTGATATAATACCCTTTAAAAGCTCTGACTTTAGTTGGGTTGTTTTTTCTGCAAAGGTTCCTAACAAAACTTCACCATCCAAGTCCCTAAGTAGTTGAAGCTGTTGTGCAATGGCTTCAGTGTTTGCTGGTGATAAAAGCATTTCTGTAGCTGTTCCACCTGTCCTAGCTCTAACAACTTTTTGAAAGTCTTTAAGCACAGACTCTGCTTCCCTGTCATAACCTTCCATAAGCTTTGAAAAGCTGGTGTTGAATCCTGCTTCTTGAAGTTCAACAAAGAAATCCAATTCCCTTGCCATCCTAATAATCTGAGTGTCACTAAATCCTTCAATAGCCCCACCCATCTTTTTAACATTGTCAAAAAGCTTTCTACTAATCTCATCAAGGTCATCATAGAACTCATCAAATAAATCTTTTTTTATTGGCATTACGCATTAATCAGTCTTTCAACTAAACTGCCTTGTGGTTGCTGTGGAGCAGTTGCAGTTGCTTCCTGACTCCTTTCCTCTTTTATTTCACCTAGCTTAGAGTCCAATTCAGCCTCATCTGCATCAGGATTATAATGAAGTAATAATTCTTTTTGTGTTATAATCCCTAGCTGTTTCTTTTTCTCTAACACAGCAAGCTCATCCATCTCACTAATTGGGAAAGACATTTCAGGGAAGTCCACATAATAGTCTTCTGATAGCTTAACATTAGCATCTTGCATAAGCACAGCTCTATCTACATCAAATCTTTCCTGTTCAAAGCTTCTCCATGTATCTTCTACACTGGCTTCTCTTTGCTCTATGCTTTCAATATTTAAAATCTTTAATGCTTCACCACTAATAGCTGAGTTACCCACATCAGCAAAGCTAATGTTTAAATGATTATTGCTTGCTACTGATTCTATAAAGAATTTGGTGGTGTCTATAATTTCTTTAAGTCCACCACTGGGGGCTGTCATATTAAATTGAGTGTCACTTGGTAAAACTAAAACTTTATCCACTCCAATCTTAATAGGCTCACTAGGGTTAACGTCTAATCCACTAATCCATTTCACCCCACCTGTTGCTCCCATTCTAACAGCTAAGGCTAACTCAGTCATTGCTAAATCTAATTGCTGTGAAGCCTGAATGATGTCACTTGCATTGCCACCAAAAAAGTCTCTAACTCTAGGCTGTCTTCTTGTAAATGTAAAAGGCAGGATTGATTCACCTGCACTGTTTTTGTAAGGGTTAACATTACCCTCATTGATACTATAAATTTTTCCGTTGCTATCTATTAAGAAATGATAGCCTTGTTCTCCATCTTGACCTACAGACCAAAAGGCATATAGTTCTTTTTTTAGCTTACCATACCCACTGCGCTGGATAGGGTACATAATAGCCTTAGGCTCATCTTGCATACCATCAACAAAGTAAGCATGGAAGAAGGGAACCAAGTCCCATTGTAGCTGTTCTTTTCTTTGGTTGTATCTTGTTCTAAAAGCCATGTTCCCCAATAAAAAGTTAAGCTCCTCTAGCTGTCTGCATTTATGATTTAAACCCTTAGTCAGTTCTAAATATTTTTCATCTGCCTGCCTTTGAATATCATCACTCTTACCATATACTAAACTAGAAGCCTTACAGAATCTTCTTACAATAGACTGTGTAAACAGTGGAATAGATGAAAGCGTTTCAGAATCAAAGAAAGGTCTTATATATTTCTCAGTCTCAATGTTCTCATAATAATCCAAAAACATTTCAATCTCTTTCCACCTTTCAGACTCAATTCTATTAAGCTCATTCTTTAGTGTGGTTTGTATTGTTTGCAGTGACAGGTCAGGTATAATCATTTTAAAACTCCAGTGTAGTAGCTGTGCGCCTGTAAGCAGGTTCAACTAAATCTATGTAGTAGCTTGAAGCATCTAGAAAGTGTGTTAGGTTTTCATCCTTCTTTGATAGTGAGCCATTAGCTTCCCTTTGGCATAGCTCATAATCTTTTATCAGGTTAACACATTTAGGTGCAACAGTCATTCTTATTTTGCCTTCACTGTCTTTTAATAATCTATTCAAACTATATAATCTATCTTTGGTATGAGGTGCTTTATTCTTTGCAAAAACATTAAATCCATGCTCCCTTAAAATAGAATGGTCACTTCTATTATTCACTGCTACTGTGCTTCTGCTTTTGCCAGCAGGGTCAGGGTAA